CATATGAGATAGATGCTCCAATGACAACAGATAACATAACTGAAGCATTTAATTATGAATTACAAAATTATGTTAGGTCACAGTTTAAAGATTTAATAGATACAGGTCAAGAAGAGAACGCTTACAAAAAAGGTTTAGCGTCAGTAATAGCAGCATTTAGTAGTTAGTTTATGGAACTTACAAAAGATTTAATAGAACATATAAAAGACTTAGAAGGTTTAAAGTTAGAAGCATATCGTGATGTCAATAATGTATTAACTATAGGATACGGTCACACTAATGCAGCAGGCTCTTTCAAATTTAAAGAAGGAGATACTATATCTGCAGAAAAAGCATTAGAGATATTGCAAGAAGATTTAAACGAAGCAGAAGGTTTCGTGGAACAAATGTTAGAGAATAGAAATCTAGATATTACTAACCAACAGAAAAAAGATTATATGACTTTAGTTTATTTCAATAGACCTTGGGCGTTAAGAGATACAATGGATGTAATTGCAGGAGATAACTTTGACGCTATACGTCCTAGTCAACTAGAAAGTTACAAAGATTACAGAGAAAAAGATGCACCTAATTGGTTTAAAGATAGAATAAATAAAGAGATTGCATTTCTTAATGAGTTTGATGACCCAACAGAAACAGGTGGTAATGCTACTGACACTAAGAAACCTATACCAATATATTTAGAAGGTAAGCCACAGTTAGTTGACCCTAACATAGCTGATATGATTGTACAGAATACTGACTATACATATGAACCAACAGGAGTTTCTAACTTACGTAGAGAACAATCTAAATATCAAGCTAGAATAAAGATTAAAAAGCTAGGCGATTTATTTAATAGGGAGGTGAATCCAAGTGAATGATGATGAGTTAACTATAGAAGGTATGCCTGCTAGTGAACTTATAAATGAAGATAAAGTAGAAGAGTCTTATACTCCTACATACAATAACTACACAGGTCATGCACAAAAACCTACCCCAGAACAAGTTTATTATGATGGTAACTTTTACTATTGGTTATGGGATATCTCTGGAAACTTAGATGAAGCAGAGGGTACAAGTTGGTTAGCTTATAGAGCAGGTACTAGATACAACCCTAATGGTTTTAATGACACACCTAGTGGAGATAACAGGACTGGTCCACAACCAGTTACTACTGCACCAGGAAACCTAATTGGAGATGATATTTTAGATATTAAACAGATATCTTCTTCTTATAACTTATTAGATGGTTGGAATCCTGGACAACAGTTTGAAGATAGAATAGCTATGTATGAAGATATAGCACCATTCTTTTTTGAATCTGTTGTAGATGAACAAGGTAATGTTGAGTATCCAGGAATGTCATTACTCTTTGATTCTGTAGTAAGTGGTGTACCTATTGACCAATCAGACCCTAGACTTATTGCACTGAAAGCCCCATACACAACAGAAAAGATAGATTATTTAAACGCTTTAGGAAAATCAGGTTATACAATATCAGGCAAACCGAATCAAAAGTTATTAGCTTTGAGGGTTACACGAGCAGGACAACTAGACAGTGCATTAGCTAGTCTAGGTTTGAATCCTAATAAATATAAAGTTGATAATTCAGATACTTATGAAGGGTTATTGAATATAGCTGTACAGGGAGATATATCTGCAGGGTTACTAAAAAACTTTATTGGTTATGTTGAGAACCTAGATGGCTATGCAATTAGTTCAGAAGATACTTTAAGTCCTTTGTTTACAAGTGTTGCAGATAAATTAAGTTCTGATAGTTCGGGATTAGATTTATCAGATTACATCTTTAACAATAAAGCACAAGCAAAAGGTATAGAGATTCTTGGCGTAGGAACATACAATGGACTTTCTGAAAGTGAAAAGAAAACTATAGCTACTTTGTATGCAACAGAAGGTGAAGAATCTGTAAAAGAATATCTACAAAATGTATTTGACAATACTCCTTACTTTGAAAAGTATGCAGGTAAAGGTCTTAACTATGGAAAGATAGTTGGTCCATATCTAAAACTTTACGCATCTATATACGGAGATAATCCTGATGAAACTAGCACAGAGTTCTTAGAAGAACTAGGTACTGGATTTCAAGAAGCTGGTAAAAACTTTAGACAAAAAGCATACAACAGTAACAATAAATTCTTTGCTTACAACCTAGCAAGTGAGATGAATAAGTCCCTAGGTGGAGCAGTAGTTAGGAGCATATAATGGTAATGTTATACAGAAGTGATGATTTAGTAGGATTTAATGTAGATACCTCAACAAAAGAAGGTAGAGATAGACTCAATGAATTAAAGACTAATGCTAATTATACGGAATCTTATTCTGAAGCATTAGCTAATTCTACACAAGTTGGTGGCGTAAACTATACAGGTGGAGGAGAGACTACAGATTCTACTCCTATTAAAGAAGAAGACCTATCTCCTTATAGCAGAGAACAAGCCAAAGTATTATTGCCATACATAACAAAGTTAGACCCTGTACGTGGAGAAAAACTAATAGATTCCTACACACAAGGTTTCATTGATACAGGTAAACCAGAGTTTGCTTTAGCAAATATGCGTTCAACAGTAGAATACAGCGAAATGTTTGAAGGTATAAAAAGACCTGATGGAAGTCTTAGAATGACAGAAGCACAGTACTTACAAAATAAAGAAGCTGTTGCTATTCACTTACAAGAATATAACTTAGGTGGATATGCAAAAGAAAACTTAGATGTAATATTTCCTAAATTATTAGCTAACAATGTTAGTCCTGATGAATTAAGAAATAGAGTTAAAGCAGTATCAGATACTATAACCTCACTACCTGAAGAACAGAAAGCACAAGTTCTTGGACAATACTCACAGTATTACTCTGATGAGTTAGGTGAGAATGTAGAAGTTACTGAATCTGCTTTAGTTGCTATAGCTATAGACCCTGAAGTTAATGCACAAATACTTTCTAAAAGATTAAATGTATCACAGATAAGTGCAACATTTGAAAGAGTTACTGGGGAAGATATAGATTATAACGCAGTACAAAGACTTGTTAGTGGTGGAATGACAGCTCAAAGAGCAGCTAGTGAGTTTGAAACAGCAACTGCTAGAGCTATGACTGCTTCAAGATTAGCTAGAAGATTCGGTAGAGCTAAGACAGAATATTCAGCATTAGAGTTTGCAGAGATGGGTGCAGCACCTGATACAGAATTTGCAGAACAAGTTTCAATATTAGCAGCACAAGCAGAGTCTGAAAGTGCTGTACAGATAGGTGCAAAGAAAACACAAGAAGGTGCAGTAACTGGCTTGACAGAAGCGTAAATCTGCTATAATAAATGTAGTGCCTGGCAGGAATCGGCACTTAAAAAATAGGGCTGCATTTCGATAGCACTACCAAGGTGTGTTGTCTGTATTTTAAAATCCTTGCGAAATCCCTTTAATTACCTAGCGATTATGTTATGGGATATTTATATGCTAGAGAAAAGATGGAGATAAAATGGAAGACATAAACAATTTAGACCAAGCTACAGAACAAGCTGAAGATTCTAATGATAATATAAAGCAACTTAGGGATGAGTTTAAAAAACTCAAAGCTGAGAACAAAGCATTCAAAGCTCAGGCTATGGGTACTGCTCTACAGTCATTAGGACTAGAACCTGAAAAAGGTATTGGTAAAGCTGTAAGTAAATTGTATGAGGGTGAGATGGATATAGCATCTATCAAAGACTTTGTACAAAAAGAATTTGGTGATGCTATTAATGCTGAACCAACATCAGCACCAGAACAAGCTAGTAATGTAGTAGAAGCTCAATCACGTATTGAGCAACTTAATAAACTTGGCGTAAATGCTGAACCTACAGATGTGGGTCAAGAATTTTTAAATTTTGTTAGAGATTCCAAAACTAAACCAGGAGACTCAATCAATGCAAAATTGCGTATGATGGAGACTCTTAAAAAACAAGACAAATAATAATTTATAGGAGAAGATAAAAATGGCAGACATATCGTTAACAAACAGTACGATTTATGCACAAAATATTAATAACTTCACTGGTGAATTGTTCAAAGTCGGTGGTCAAAGAACACCTTTACTCTCAGCAGTTGGAGGCTTGAATGGTGGTAAAACATTAAGCTCTACATTTTGGCAAGTCCAAGTAGAAGATAATGCAACCATTTCATCAGAACCAACTAAAGGACAAGAAGGTGCAGCACCTACAGAATACCTTGGAAGAGACAGAGCTGCTTACACATATGTAACTCAGATTTTTCATAAAGGTGTACAAATGACCTATACCGCTTTGGCATCTACCCAAAATCAAAACCCATTTGATTTATCAGCAAACATTGCAAACTCTTCAGACGGAGACGGAACAACAACAGCTGGTGACAAATTGGCTTTATTTGGTGGTAGCCCAGTGGCAGACGAATTTGCTTTCCAGATGGAAAAAGCAATGGAAAAAGTAGCAAGAGAAGTTGAGTGGTTTGCATTCAATGGTTCTTTCTCAGATGGTGCTAACGTAACACCTGGGTCAGGAACAAGAGAAATGTACGGTCTTGACGTATGGATTACCATAGGCAAGAACGCTAACAACGCTGCTGCAGTTAACCCATTAGGTGGTAACTGTTACTACAACGACACTTCAGGTGACGGAACTGGTTCAAGTCAAGTCATCTCTTTCGCAACTATATCAGGTGCGTTAAAGAGAATGTATGACAACCATGCTCCAATGTCGCAACCTGTACTATGCGTTAGTCCAAAACAATTACTAGACCTTAACAATGAACTTGTTAAAGGTACAGTTGATATAGCAGGAGCAATCATTCCTAGAGATAGAAATGTTGCTGGTGTTGATATTGATACAGTCATTACACCATTCGGTTCAATCGGATTGATGGTTATTGACCCAGATATCATGCCAACAGGCACTGCTTTCATCTTAGACTTAGCTTACATACAACCAGTATTCACAAATATCCCTGGATATGGAACTGTGTTCGTACGTGACATTGACCAAGATGCAAACGCTAGAATTGGTAAAGCAATTTATATGGAGATGGGATTCGAGTTCGGACCTCCTTCATATCACTGCAAAATTCAAGCAGTAGCTTAAATAATAATTGAAGATTAGGGTGGAACTCCACCTCCACCCTTTTCTTCTGCTATAGTAAGGAAGATATGATTAAATCAAAAACAGCTTTAATAGATATATCTGCAGACAATAACAACTCTTTAGGAGTACAAACTGAAGGTATGTTGCTTTGTGGTATACAATTCCCTGCAACCATGACAGGTACTAATGTTACATTTGACTTTTCAATGGATAACAGCACATGGGTAGATGTAACAGAAACAGATGGTACTGCAGTTACATACGTAGTAACAGCAGGAGACATGGTAAGAGTTGACCCTAGTGGTTGGGCTTTTGCTAGTAACGGCTATATCAGAGTTACATCTGATGGCAACGAAGCAGCAGATAGAATTTTAACATTACACTTTAGACATAGTTAGGAGAACCAATGGCTAATATTGGTAATCTAGTAGATAGAACCTTTAGAGAATATCTAGAACCTATGGATGATATTGTTAGTTATACAACACTAACAACAGGAGTAAATACAACAGAAACAAGTATTGTATTTAACGGAGACTTATTATCTGTAGAAGAAGAAGATGCTTTAGACACAGGTACAATAATTGAAATAGGTCAAGAACTTATGATATGTACTGACCTCAATGCTGTAACTAATACAATTACAGTTACTAGAGCAGCTAGAGGAACTACTGCAGCTAGTCATACAGCAGGAGACTTAATTAAAATAGCTCCACCTTTTCCACGTAAAAATGTATTTGATGCTGTATGTGACCAGATTAAAAACTTATACCCAACTTTATTTGCTACAGAAACAGTAGAAGTTGTTGTTGGTGATGGATATACTTTGTTGGGAACATATGATGCTCCAGGAACTAATAACTATTTAGTAGCACCTATAAAAGCTATATCACAATACACAGACTTTTCTGCTAACTCAGATACAACAAATGTTGTATTTAGAGGAGTAGCTGTTGAATTAATAGACCTACCTAACCCTTTCACTTATACAGATGATACGTCTACAGAAAGAACAATTACTTATACAACAGGTCCTGATGTAGTTCACGCATTACAATTTTCAGGTATAGCAGCAGGTCATATTGCATTTGTAACATTTAAAAAGAAATTTATTGACCCTACTGCAGAAACAGATACACTTGCAACAGTAGGATTAGAAGATGAATATGAACCTATTATTATGGCTGGTGTTGCCGCACATATGCTTAGTGGTAGAGATATTCCTACTGCAACAACTGATTATATAACTGACCAACTTTCTACATCAAATTTCCCAGTTGATTCAGCAACAAGAATAAGAAACTCTTTATTGAGTTATCAAAGAGCTTTAATACAACAAGCTAGAAAAGATTTAAGAGCTAGGTATCCAGAACCAGTTACGATTAACAATATAGTGTACTAATGCCTAGAGTAGCTACTACAATAAACACTTCTAACCCACAAAGGTATGGATATGATGTTCGTATTGATGATATATTACTTCGTACTGCTGTTGGTCCAGGTAGAGAGATGCAGATACAATCATCTGATGTACAAGAAGGTCAGGTTAATGTTAAGCAAAATGCAGAGGACTTTACATCTAACTTAGGTCGTATCTATTCAAGAAATAACTTTGCAGGTGGACAAGGATTAGATACAGCACATAG